CCCAGACCGAGGAGGACACTGTTCTTGGTGTACTTCCATCCGCCGTCGATGCTTTGAAGGTGTTGTTGCCCAACTAGAGAAAGTGCCGCCGTTTTTCGGTCGGTGCTCCATTGGAGAGCTTCAGCGATCCCGTTCATGATCGCTTTTGCCCGATCGTGCGAAATCCATTCGGTTGCCGCTGTCAGGTCTGCAGAGTACACAAGAAGTGCGGGGGCGCCCAATACCTCTGGTTTTGGGTCCCGCATAATTGGTGTCTCGTTAGTCAGCCCTGCGCGGAACCATGGGTGTCGTGCGAGTAAGGGTATTGTTTCTCCTGAGAGGGCCCGGCCAAAGTGGGTCGCGGTGCTGGTGTGTACGGTGGCTACGCGGACCTTCCCGACTTCGGGGATTCCGACTGGCTTGAACGTGAGCCGTCCGGCCCCTGAGGTCCGTGCGAGGTTCCATTCCGTATACAAGAAGATGGTCCGTGGTGTGGGGATCGCTTCGGTGATCCACGGCTGCGTGAGCTCTTCTTTCCGGCGCCGCCCCGATGGGGGTGCGGCCTTTAGTTGCTGTTTCCGTTCTGTCATAAGTTGCTTGAGGGCGGTCCGACAACCGCCTCTGCTTGCTGGTACTTCTAGGGATGCCCGTTGGTTCGGGAGAGGGGCGATGGGTTGGCCCCTCCAGGACTGGTCGCCGTCGATCTCGTTGATGATCGCTTTGCTGAGTTGTACCTCCTTCCGATGTAAACAATCGCGAAGTAGGTCTCTTGCAAACCGAGTCAAAGCCTCGAGTTCGTCAGGTGGCGCGGGCGTCCGCTCGGTAGTCCACTCCTTCTCTTTCTCGCGAATGGCTCGTTCCACGAGATGTTTGACGGGAAGGGGGAGGGCTCTCCCAAGCGAACTTGCTTGGAAGAGTCTCGTGTAGGATGTTAGTCTCGAGTGGATGAATGGTAAATAGGCGGGGTTCACGGGTAGTTTCTCCTGATTGAAATTCCATTCATCAGGAGGCCCCTGTGACCTCAGCCTCCATCCGAACGAGATACCCTTCACGAAGGGAAGACCGATAAGAAGTACATTTGTAATATAGCAGAGGAAGTTGTAGGCGCTGCGGGTGTTGGCGGGACCGGAGGGGAGGTGGAATTGGCCGTGAGATAATTCCCATGCTGT